CATTGTCACGGTGGTGGCCGTGCCAACCAAAGTTGCCAAAGTGGCGTAAGTTTCCGTGGCCGCATAACTCATCAGAAGGGTTACGGTCAGTTCGTGGTCACCCAAACCAGCAGTAAAAACACGGCTGGTGGAACCAAAAGCGGTTGATTCAAGGGCGTCATATTTGACCGTCAAAGTGGCGCTACGACACTGATCTTGCAAATCAACAGAGTTGACAGTAAGGGTGGGATTTGAAAGGTAAGTAGTTGTGGCCATTTTGGGTTAATCCTTTTTTGCTGGTGCTTTAGTTTTAGCAGATTTTGGGGCTGGGCTGTCGTTAGCAGGTTCATCGGATTCAATGAAACCGTGTTTCAGTAATGCTTCAACATTGGTACCCAAACCAGGTACAAATTCTTCGCCTACTGTGCCAATGCGTTCACTAATAATTGTGTATTTCATGTTCACCCTGTCTGTGCTTGCATTTCTATGGATAGGTCATAAGCGGCAAAAGTCTGGCCACCTATAGGTAGGTAGCCAGGTCGCCCAGTAGTTACTGCAACATTACTTGCTAGAAGGGCGGCAGACATGCTTAAAACATTGCGTAAGCCGTCTAAATTGGCTGGCCCTAAGGTTATGACCTTTACCGAAAAAGTCATCTTTACAATGTTGTAGTTGAAGGCTTCAAAACTTGGGGCGTCAATAAAAACACAAGGCGGGTTGATCTTTTCGGAATCATAAACCACCCGTAAACCTGTCACGGTTGTAAGTGTTGCCGATAGATCGTCTATGGCCTCATTGAAAAGGTCGGTGTAGACAGTCATTAGGCAACCGCTGGCCGTGGGATACCGGCTAGTTGTTTAATCAACGGTGACAGGCCCGTAACTGAGGCGGTACCCATATCTGAAAAACTGCTGAAATTGTCAATGGCACCCCTTTGTCTGTAAAGACTTCCGCCCATCATTATGGTCGCTAGGGATACATCACCTGAAGGGACAGTGGTTAAAGAATCGGTGTAGCCCGCTTCTTGCCTTCGACGAAATATTAGATTGTTTGCCCCTGAAGCGCATTGGGCTAAGAAGGCTGTTTCGTCAACGCTTGCTAATGCAATACCTAGCCAGGTGCCAATCTGTGTTCCCGTTATCCAAGTACAGGTTTCGGTGTAGGTCAGGGTGCCTTGGGGGATTGCGGCACTTCGGGTTAAATCGTCGCCTTCGTCATAAAACAAAACTTGGTTTTCTATCGGCCAGTTGTAGTCATATAGCAAATCGCCTTGGCTGTCTACACCAATGAAATAGTACGGCGGTAAAGCATAAACATTATGGGTGCCGTTCAGACCGTGACCTAAACCAGCAAGGGTGAAAGGTAAACCCAAGTCTAATTCGGGTTCTGTCAGTGTTTGTACGACAGAATAGTTGTCTAGCCGTTGGTGGAATATGACTTGGTAAACAGCCATGGGCGGCTAACCGCCTTTCGACTATGCCTGGGTGATTTTGCGAATCATTGAACTATTGGCCGCAAACACTGCGGCGTAACCGTACATTGACATGGTTCGTGAAACCGTGGTGGGGTTTTCCACTGAGAGCAAGCCCTGATCTTGGCGGTAAATTTCGTATGCGTTGGCATTGAAAATCACCATGGTTTTGGCGGCGAAATTCTTGTCAACGATAATTTGCAAACCAAGTGGGTTGGAACCTTGCCACTGGGTGGCGTCGCCCTTGCCGATGGTGTTGTAACCATTGAGGCCACCGCCCGTGTAACCAAAAATCGGGCGGTTTGTCGTATCGGTTAATTGCATAAGCAATCCCCAGGTGGCTGGGTCAACAGCAATATGGGTTGGCAAATAGTTGGTGGCGGCAACCGTGGTGACAGCGCAATCGTAGATTGACTTCAACAGGTCGGTAACTGACAAGTCCCAAACACCATCAGAACTGGCGCTGGACACAAGGGTGTCACAAGCGTAGTTGTCGATAGCGAGAAGGTACTGGCCGGCTAGGTCTTGCATGATGATTGCCATAGCGGCGGGATCACTAAACGAAACTGTCTGGTATGACAAGGTGGTGCTACCCGCAAAAGTTTTCTTGGTGACGGTGTTGGAAGCAATCACTGAGGTGGTTGCCGATACAGCGTCAAATTGTGCCGATTGTTCGGCAACGGTTGGGTGGGTTGTCCATGTTGGGCGAATAAAAGTAGAACCAGCGCCACCGCCAGGCATGCCACGGGTGCCCACTGCTGTCAAAAGCGGGGCAATGTAGTTAATGTCTGCGAACACTGGACCAAGAATCGGAACAGGAATTACACCAGGCACATTGCCTGTTGCAACATCACCAGCGGCGGCGGCGATATCTGACTGATGGTATGAACGGTAGTCATTCCAAACTTTGGTTGCGTTAGCGGCTTCGACGCCACCCTTGTGCATTGCGGCCACAAATTCGGCGGCGTTAGGCAAACGGGGTTCCCGCTTTGCGGTAGCAAAAATGGGGGCCGTTGGGATTACGACTTCTTCAATAACTGCGGGGCTAGTTTCCATTTGGGGTTCTTCCTTTGGTTCTTCGACTACGGGTTCTGAGGCCGCTACTTGTGAAATGGTACTACCTTTAAAAGCGGCTGTGGGGACAAGAGAAATCTCTTGCCAATCAGCGGCTTCCACGGTCATATTTCCTTGTTCGTCATAACTAAATTTGGTTGGGTTGACACCTACGGACAGTTCCATAACCCCGTCACTTGCTAACACCAAGGCTTCATTGCCTAGGGCTGTGCTACTAATTTTCATTGCTAGCAACATTTCTGTGCCGGTATCCACCCTTTCGGTTACTAACCCAATGGGCATTGTTGAATCGTGATACATGAAAACTCTGGGCGGGCGACCGTCAACGGGTAGAGAACCTGGTGCAAAAGACACGGTGGTACCGTCGGAAACGGTTGCGAAAGTGTTGTATTGCACGGCAACACCAGTGATTGTTCGGCGGGGTAAACCGTCTTGGCCTGCCGCTTCGACTGCGAATGTGTTGGTGTTAAAAGTAATCATGACGCCATCTTTTCTTGGGTGTTTTCTTGTGGTTGGTCTTGTGGAATTGTGGGTGTTTGCATGTTGGCCATGCCTTCTTCTTGACTCAGTAAAAAGTCGTCGGTGTCCCAACATACATAGGTGCCACGGGGCAACTGTTGAGATAAAGCATCAGTAATTGCTTTGGCGTACATGGATAACCCGAAAGTCCAAAGATCACTTTTGGCGGAATCGCTATTCACATAAGCGTAACTGCCAGTGGAAATACCCAATAAATATGGGGGGATATTGCACAAGTTAGCAATTTGTTTTGACTGATATTCGGCGGCGTCAATCAACAGCATTTTGTCAGGTGTTGCTGAAGTTTCTGTATATGACAAAAATTCGTTTAATGCCGCTGTCTGGTTGGTTGCTCTCGCCTGGTTAAACGCTTCGGCAAGGGCGGCCAGTTCATTTGCGCTTAACGGTTCGCCACCTGTTTGTTTAAGTACCCCTGCTGGGATTGCGCTACTGGCGTTTCGGTAGCGGGCATCTTCTAATTTGATCGCTGTTGCTATCGTTTGTTCTGACATAAAGATCATGCCTTGGGTTGGGCTGTAAATCTGTACTACATCTTTGGGGTCTATAGCGCCACCGTTGAAATAGATTTCTTTGCTTTTACCGAACCAGACGGGACCGTTTGCGTCGGGCGTCGATATAGAACCTTGGGGTATTCTGGTGGCGCTAGCCATATAACCGTCTTTGGTCCGACTGGTTATGTAAAGGTAGCAACGGCCGAAGAAGAAAAGATCGTCAAATACCCAAGGGAAAAGAAAACTGTTGGGCATTTCGGGGTCTAGTTGGCGTAACCAAGATCGTGGCGCTAACGGCACTTCTTCCATTTCGCCGTCGGTTTCGTTCCAAACTTCGCTGTACATTTCAAGTTTCATACTTGCCAACACTGAGGCCATAAGGTCACGGCTTCTTGAAATGGCGGCAACAGACATTGCACGATTACGCAATACACCAGCCTGATAGGACCACCAATCGCCAATAAGGTTTGGGCCAGCAACTTGTGAAGAATAGTACGAACCGCCAACAGCCGCCGCTTCCACTTTGGGCTGTGGGCTAATCGCCGCTTTGTTCACTTTGTTATTACTGAAGATTCCCATGTCGGTTCCTTTGGGGGGTGTCCCTGCCCTGCCCGACGCAAGACAGGGACAAAATCACTTTAGCCTTTGACAGGTTCACGGTGTCGTAGATACCGCAAACATAGGTTTGCCAACCGTTTTAGGTCGGGAAGATTCAGCGATAGCCCAAACCATGCACCGGCACAATTCGATAGGGCCAGGCGATTTTTGGGAACTAAGCACGACGCCGCTACCGTGTACTTTTGTTAGCACTGCACGGTTGACATGCTCTGCTAGTGACAGTTCGCCACGGTGCCGTACCTTGCCTTCAATAATCATCTTTTGAATAAGGCCCGAATATTTCAACAGTTCACCGTAACCAATAACGGTAGTTCGGCGTTCCAAAGTTTTTGGTAAATGTAAATGCAAAGCGGGCGTTATTACCATGTTTACTGTTGTATCTACCATGACCCGTTCTATTTCGGCCCACATATCATCTTCAGTATCTACCATAAATTCGACACAAACATGGGCTTTGGATTCTGACACTGTTGACCTGACACCCACATAACGCCCATCGGTTAGGTCGGTATCCACTGCGAGAACACCACCAGCGGGCATAGCAATATCTGTTTTTTGTTTATCCCAAACACCCGAAGGTAGCCAGGCACCACGGGCCGAAACCCACATATTTAAGTGGGCACGAAGAAAAGAATCCTTTTTAGATACAGCCCTTAAGGCTTCGACTGTGACGGTTTGCCCCATCGCTGGGTTCGCCATTTCCCAGTTTTTTTCTAACCGTGGGTCGGAACCAGGCGGCATAGACCATTCCGCAAAATATAAACTTCCTGTTTCGCCTTTATCTATTTCGGATATAGCCGCTTCACGGTATGCCACCATGTCCACCGATGATTCATCACCAGCCGTTGACCACATAGACAACAGCGGGTTGTGTCTAGCAATCTGACTTGGGCGTAAGGCTAAATCCACTACGCCGTTGATATTCCACCATTCATCTACCACGATCAGGTCATAACTACCGCCGTGAAGATTCGGGGTTGCGGCCCTAACTTCCCAAGTAGAACCATCAGGCATTTTGACCGACTTACGGCCCAAAGCATTAGCCGCTTTACCCCCAAACTTTTCTACCAAAATTGGGGCGATAGTTCCAAAGATTGCTTCGGCCCTATCAAGTTTGTTTGCCACCGATAGAACATGCTGGGGCTTCCCCCGAAGCGCCGCCAGTTCAGTAATCCACCAACCAATCAGGGCTTGCAAAGCCACAGACTTACCTTGCTGTCTAGCAGTCGATACCAGAGATTCACGAAACTGAAAATTGCCTAAACCATCATGGGACAGTTGCCCGATCAAGCAGTGAATTTGCCAATCCATTAAAGACAAACCCATGTGATTAGTAGCCCAGGCGGAAACCCCCAAACCGTAACTGTGCCGGTACAGCCCAACCGTTTCTAATCGTGGCAACTTCCCCTGCACCTGCGCTAGTTCCTGCTGGTTCTCGCCAGTTTCCCCCAAAATGTTTGAGAAGCA